CTTCCGCTGGTTCTGAGACTAACTTTGGTGTGATCGTCGCAGGTCACGATTCAGCGGTAGCAACTGCACAACAGCTTGCTAAAACTGAGTCTTTCCGTGATCCTAACACTTTCGCAGACAAGGTTCGTGGTATGCAACTTTATGGACGTAAGATTCTTCGTCCTGAAGCTCTATTCACCGCAAACTACAACTTGGCATAAGCTAGGTGGGAGTGCTCTCTTTTTGGGGGCACTCCCTTTTATGTATGTAAAACAGAGATAAAACATTGTGTCTACATTCCTTGATCTAACAAACCAGTTACTACGCAGATTGAATGAAGTCGAGATCGATCAGGCCGACTTTCCAACTGTGCGTGGTGTTCAGGCAACGGCTAAAGACACAATTAGAAACTCTATCGCAAAGATTAATCAGGCTGAATATGAGTGGCCTTTCAACGCTGTTGAGCACACTCAGCTTTTAGCAGTAGGTCAAGAAGATTACTCATGGCCTCAATACTTAAAAGTTCCTGATTTTAATTCGTTCCAATTGCAAGCAAGTTCTTCACTAGGAACATCAGCAACACAATTAAAATTTATTGATCGCGATACCTATTACAAACAATATAAAGATCTTGATGACAATGCAGGGAGCGTTGGACGAGGCGTCCCTGTCTATGTGGCTGAAGGTTTTGGTAACGGTTACACTATAACCCCATCACCGGATAAAGCTTATACTATCAAGTTCCGCTATTACCAAAACCACAATGATTTAGTGGCGTATGGGGATTTAACTCGTATCCCGGATACCTACGATAATGTGATTGTCGAAGGGGCCCTGATGCAAATGTATATGTTCAGGGACAACATGGAAGCCGCTGGTATTTCAGCGCAACTGTTTCAACAGGGCGTTAAAGAAATGCAGGGCATTTTGATGAATAAGTACCAAGAGATCCGAGACACTCGTATCAATCAAGGGTATAGAAGTGCGGGGTCGATCCTTTAATGCCAGATCGTATTCAGTCGTTCAAAGTCATTTGTGGCGGGGGACTGAACTCTAACGAGAACCATTTAGATCTCTCAGAGAACAACCCCGGATCTGCTACAAGGTTGGTTAACTACGAAGTTAGCTTGTTTGGTGGTTACCGTCGTATTGAGGGTTTTTCACCATATGATACAACTTATCAGGAAGTTGACCCAGATGACTGTGAAGGTCGTATTTTAGGTTTAGCTATTTTCAAAGAAGATACGCTAAACGAAACTATTATTATGGCGGCCCGCAAGGTTAAAAAATTTAGATACCTTGCAACGTTTGCTCAAACCACATTTACTGGTTTAGACCAAAATTTACGGTCAATGGATTTGCCATTTTCGGCTGATGTGCACGTTTATAAGAATGGCGTACAATTAGGTGCAATCACTGATTTTACTGTTTCAGGAAATACTGTAACTCTAGTAGCCCCTGCTTCAGCCGCTGATGTAATTGAAATTGATCCTAACGAGTATTGTTTTTATCGTTACAACTACGGTAGTGGATACGCTAAATACACTTTAGATCATGGCGCACGAAGAAGTACACTTACGACACTTGGTGACCAACTTACTAAAGTTCGTGAAGCAAGTTTTAACTTCGGTGACGGAAACAAAATTTGTTTTGTGGATGGTGCTAATCCAGCTATTGTTTTTGATGGTACTCATTGGGAAGAACTTACCGTAGGTGCGGCGGGTACTAGCCCAGATGCTAGCGGCCATGCTTCACAAACAGGTGGTGGTGATCAGTGTTTAGCTGAACCAGCCCTTGTAGGTGTTTTTGAGAACCATTTGTTTTTAGGTGGTAATGCATTAACTGAAGCAACCATTGCACATTCTGCACCTAATGCATGGTATGATTTTAATGTTGCCAACGGTGCAGGACAAGTATCGGTAGGTTTTGATGTCGTTCAGTTTAAGCCTTTTCGCGATAATTTATTTGTATTTGGTAGTAACGGAATTAAAAAAGTCACAGCGGATGTAACGGCTGGCTTTGTAATTGATCAGGTAACGTCTAATGTTGGATGTATTGCTAGAGATAGTGTCCTTGAAATTGGTGGTGACTTGGTATTTCTAGCTCCTGACGGGCTACGACCAGTTGCTGGTACATCAAGAATTGGTGACGTTGAATTAGAAACTATTTCTAAACCTATTCAACAGTTACTTGTCGATCTACCTAGAGACTTTGATTTGGACTCTCTTGTAGGTCTTGTTATTCGTTCCAAGTCACAGCTACGTTATTTTGTAGGTGATGAGAACACAGATGTAACAGATAGTTACGGAATTATTGGTGGACTTAGATCCGCTGACCAGCGGTTAGGCTGGGAGTTTGGTGAATTACAAGGAATTCGAGCGAGTGCTACGGCATCTGCTTATGTAAATAGACAAGAACTCGTCTTACATGGCGATTATAATGGTAAAATTTACCAACAGGAAGTTGGCACAACATTTGATGGCTCAGACATATTAGCCATTTATGCCACACCTTACTACGACTTCGGGGATACCGAAGTGCGTAAAACAATGAGGAAAGTGAATACTTTTGTGAGAGCGGAAGGCCCGTTCACACTAAATATGGCGGTAACATATGATTGGGACGACCCATCTACTAAAGGCCCGTCATCTTACTCACAAGTATCACGAGGTGCCCCCGTTCGATATAAAGGACGAAATATCAACTACGGCGGCGTGAATATTAATTATGGTGGTAACGAAAAGCCTATCGTTACTACTTCAATTCAAGGTTCAGGATACTCTACCCAGCTAACGTTCGTTACGCTCGGTAATTTTAATCCATACAGTATTCAGGGCATTGTTTTTGAATTCAGTATCGCAGGAAGACGCTAAATGGCAGGTTATACACGACAGTCTGTAGCAGACATTGTAAACGGATCTAATATTACGGCTCCGCCGATTAACGCTGAGTTTAATCAGCTTGCGGCCGCGTTTGACCCTTCAACAGGCCACTCACACGACGGCTCTAGCGGCAATTCGCCTAAAATTGATCTGACAACCTCTATCACCGGATATCTTCCTGCAATTCATGGTGGTATTGGCGGTAAGAACAATACACAGGCGTCGGCTAATCCTACAACTACAGATGACTTTTCGGCTGGCTACGCGCCGGGTTCTTTGTGGATTAACGCGGTCAACGGCCGTGCTTTCTTGTGCATTACTAACACAGTTAATAACGCGGTTTGGACAGAGGCTATGGGCATTACGCCCAACAACCGTGTAACCGCCGAAGTAAACAACACTGTCGATATTGGTTCTTCTACTTATCAATTTAAGGACATCTATATTGATGGAACAGGTTATATTGATAATGTCAGTGGCGATACTATCAGCCTTACAAGCAATGCTACTGTGGGTGGTAATCTTACACTTACAGGAAATTTCGTCGGCTCTGGCAATATTACGAACACGGGTACTGGCTATTTTGGCGGAAATCTTACGGCGAATGCAGACTTCGCAGTAACAGGCACATTAAATGCGAATGGCGACGTTAACTTTGGTAACGCTACTAGTGACACCGTAACATTTATTTCTCGTGTAGACTCAAGCATTATTCCATCTGCCGACGATACATATAACCTCGGTAGCTCAACTAACGAATGGCAAAATCTTTATATTGACGGCACAGCGAATATTGACTCGCTCGTAGCCGATACTGCCGATATTAATGCGGGTACTGTCGATAATACTGTTATCGGTGGTACTACCCCTGCCGCTGGTACATTCACAAATGTAACCACTACAGGGGATGTTTCTGTACAAGGCAATACTACTATTGGTAACGCTGGTACAGACACCGCTACAATCAACGCCACAATTAGCACTAGCTTAATTCCTACTACAGATAATGCTGTAGATCTGGGTTCTACGACCAAGGAATGGCGTAACCTCTATATTGATGGTGTAGCTACCGTCGATAGTTTGACAGCGGATACTGTTAATATCGATGGGGGAACAATTGACAACACGGTTATTGGTGCGACAACCCCTGTCGCTGGATCATTCACGACACTTTCAACCAATGGTCAGGCAACATTGGCAACTGTTGATATCAACGGTGGCGCGATTGATAATACTACTGTGGGGGCTACTACTCCTTCTACTGGTGCTTTCACTACTCTATCTGCTTCTAGCGGAATTACTGGCGACCTAACAGGTAACGTAACTGGTAATGTTTCAGGTAACATCACTGGTAATATAACGGGTGACGTTACAGGTGATTTGACTGGTAACGTAACAGCTTCAACTGGTTCATCTACATTCAATGATGTTGTAGTCAACGGTACGCTTGACGTAACGGGTACTACAATTGCTAACGTGACTGATCCTACTAGTGCTCAGGACGCGGCTACTAAAAACTATGTAGATACAAACGATGCTCTACAGGTCACCAAAGCTGGTGATAGTATGAGTGGCAATTTGACCATGACAGGTGGTGCAACCGTAACAGGTCTTGCAACTCCGAGTGCTGGTTCCGACGCTACTACTAAAACGTATGTAGACACTAATGACGCACTAAAGGTTGATATTGCTGGCGACACAATGACTGGTAACCTTACCATGTCTGGTGGAGCTAAAATTACTGGCCTACCCGCTCCTACTGTGAGCTCTGACGCGGCTAATAAAGGCTACGTTGATCAAGAAATTTCTGCGGTTATTGACTCCGCCCCCGGTGCTCTCGACACTCTTAATGAACTCGCGGCCGCGCTGGGTGATGATCCTAACTACGCAACAACTATTACAAATGCTCTAGCCACAAAACTACCACTTGCTGGTGGTACGATGACTGGTAGCATTGCTATGGGTACGAACGCCATTACTGATATGGCTGACCCAACAAGCGCACAAGATGCGGCTACAAAGAATTATGTAGATACTAATGATGCCCTTAAATTAAATCTTGCTGGTGGAACCATGTCTGGTTCTATCGCAATGGGCACAAATAGTATTACAGGTATGTCTGATCCTTCTAGCGCACAGGATGCCGCTACGAAGAATTATGTAGACACTAACGATGCCCTCAAGTTGAACCTGTCTGGTGGAACCATGTCGGGTGCTATTGCTATGGGCTCTAGCAAAATTACTGGCCTTGGTACCCCAACTGCGGGTACGGATGCTACAACCAAGACATATGTAGATACCCAGCGTGATACTCGACTAGCTACGGCTGGCGGTACTATGACTGGTAATATCTCTCTTGGTACTAACAAGATTACAACAACTGCCAACCCAGTTAATGCTGATGATTTAGCTCGTAAAGGCTATGTAGATAGCATTCTACAATCAGCTACAGCGGCGAGTGCTTCTGCGGCGGCGGCCGCTACTTCTGAGGCAAACGCGGCTACCAGCGAAAGCAACGCGTCTTCTTCTGAGCAATTAGCCCAAGACTGGGCTATTAAAACAAGTGGTACTGTTGATGGTACTAATTACAGTGCGAAATACTGGGCAACCCAAGCCGATGTAGGCACAGTAGCTACTAACATCGCGAACATTAACACTGTCGCGGGTATTGACGCGAATGTGACTACCGTTGCTGGTATTGATACTGACGTTACTACGGTAGCAGGTATATCTAGCGACGTAACTACAGTTTCAGGCATCAACGCAAATGTTACTACCGTAGCTGGTATCTCTGGCAACGTAACAACTGTTGCAGGTGTATCAACAAATGTTACTACGGTGGCTACGGATATTGCCAACGTCAATACTGTTGCTACTAACATTGCAGACATCAACACCGTAGCAAATGACATTGCAGATGTTATTACTGCGGCCAATGACTTGAACGAAGCTGTATCTGAAATTGATACGGTTGCGAACAATATTGCTAACGTCAACACTGTTGGTAACGATATTACCGATGTTAACACTGTCGCTACTTCAATCGCTAATGTTAATACTGCGGCAACTAACATTGCTAATGTTAACACTGTAGCGGGCATCAATTCTGATGTGACTACTGTTGCAGGTATCGCGGCAGACGTTACGACAGCGGCTACAAATGTGGTTGACTTTAACAACCGCTACCTTGGCCCACAGTCTACAGCACCTACGGCTGATCCGAATGGTTCGGCCCTTGATCTAGGTGACTTGTATTATGACACCTCTACTAACGTAATGAAGGTGTATGGTTCGGCTGGTTGGACTACAGCGGCTTCTGCGGTTAATGGCACAGCGGATCGCTTTAAGTATACAGCGACAGCATCACAGACTACCTTCTCTGGCGCAGACGACAACTCAAACACGCTTGGGTATGACGCTGGCTATCTCGACGTGTTCTTAAACGGCGTCAAGCTGGTTAACGGAACAGACTTTACCGCCACGAATGGTAGTTCTGTTGTTCTTAGTTCCGGGGCGTCTGCTTCTGACATTCTTGAAGTAATCGCGTACGGCACGTTTGAACTTGCTAACTTCAATATTGATGCGGCAAACGACGTAACGAAAGTGGGTATTACTGATGGTCAGTTCCACAATGGAACGCTTCATCTAGTACGTTTGAGCCCGCTACTGTTGTAACTTCTCTATCTGCGGATACTAGCCCACAACTTAGTGCAAACTTAGACGCAAATTCTAATAAAATTGTTAATCTTGCTACACCTACAGCAAGCACAGACGCGGCTACGAAAGCCTATGTGGATTCTACTGTAGCGGCTACCAACGAAGTTGTAGAAGATACTACGCCTCAGCTAGGCGGAAATCTCGATCTTAATGGTAATAATATTACCGGATCGGGAAGTATTACTATTACTGGTACAAATAACAAAATATCCGGGTCAAATAATCATCTTATTTTACACGATACCGCAGAAACAGATACAAACACAAATTGGTGGTACATCTATCGTAATGGTGGTGATGGCAAATTAAAATTTTATAAAAATGGTAGTAACCGCCAAACATTTGACGATGATGGATCTATATCCGCTACATCGTTAATTGCGGACACCGCTGATTTCAGTTCAGGTACTTCTCATATTGAGTTACCTCAAGGTACTAGCGCACAGCGTCCAACTGGTGCGGCGGGTATGCTTCGGTATAACTCAACTGTAGGCGGATATGAAGTATACAACACGGCACTTTCACAATGGATACGAATTGACAACATACCTAATGACGGAAGTTCAAGTTCCCAAGCAATTACTAATGGACAGGAGCTAAACCAATACGCAACTTCAAGTGGAACTTATTATATTAAAACAGGTAGTATGTCCACTGCTATCCAATGTTATGTAGACGCTAGTACTTATAGTGAACCTTTAATTCGTATTTTCTTGGCGAGTACAAATAACTACACAGCGGGGACAAGTTCTTTCGATGTTGCGAACTTGGCAACAGATTGTAAAGAATTTGTTTACGGTTTTTGTAATATTAACAACAACACACTCGCACTGCCGTGGAAATTTAGGTTCACAGATACATCGCGGGTTTCAACTTCTACTGCGACGAACGCTGGAACTTTCAGAAGCACCAACCCTATGGCTCATGGTGGGTCAGGTGCTCCTTTAATTACACAAGTTGTTGCAACCCAACTTAGTTCCGGAAGCTCGGTTACTACATACCTTCGTACTGGTATTTCTAGTTTTGGTTCGGAATGTGATGATTCCCGTTCCGGCACATGGGGCAACATCTGTTTGAAAGCAGGAAATACCACCTCAACAGGAAGCGGCGGCTATAGTGATTTCCCACATTACGCGACTTGGTATAGTGGGGGTACAGACCATTGCTCGCAGTCAAACCAAACGTACAGTACTACTTACTGTTCTGATACAAGACGTTTTGCCATATATGTGACACTATGATTGGGTATATATTAACAAACAAAGACTGCCCTGCTTGCGAACTATTTATGCAGGAGAAGATGCCAAAACTTAAAGAATGGCCTCACATCGATTGGCGGGTGCTCGACTGTATGACAGAACAGAGGGAAGGAAGAATGGATTTCCCTCCTCAGTACATACCGTCACTGTATTTTTATAAGGATGAGAACAAACAACACTTTCCATTATTCACAGAAGGTTTGTTGCCTGATCCTGAATTTGGCCGAGCAATAGATAATATTGTTAAGGCGATTGAGGCAGGGGAAGCAGAATGATTACAGAAGATATCAACTTTGATAAAATGGTGCATGAACAGTTACGACTGTTTAGGAAAGCGCGTAAACCTTTGCTAGAAGCACTGGATGTGCGTTTCCTTATCGCGCTGGAAACAGATGACGCAACAGAAAAAGCGGCTGTGATTGCTGAAAAACAGACACTGAGAGATGTTACCGAATACGACTTTTCGGCTTTAGAAAGTGTGGATGATATTTACACTACTTGGCCTAGCTGTCTCGGAGATATCTCCGTTCGTGAAGCATTACTAGACGAAGAGCGATGATAGCTAGTAGTGAAGAAAAACAACGCAGACAAAAAATCTGTAGTGCTTGCCCACACAATAAAGGCCTTAGATGCGGATATTGCGGGTGCTTTTTATATGCACTTCAAACATTAACAATCGCTGAGTGCAAAATGGGCAAGTTTTCGGAGAAAGTAACAAATGAGTAAAGCAAGAGACTTAGCAGATCTATTAGCAGACGGCGTAGTAGGCTCCGGCGAAGTAGCCGACGGCTCTATTACAGAAGCTAAACTAGCGAGTGGTGCCGTAACCAACGCTAAAATTGCAAGTGGTGCCGTTGATGCGGGTAAGCTGGCCTCTGGCGCGGCTGTGCCTACGCAGTCAGGGCATTCAGGTAAATATCTTACTACTGATGGTTCTACGACTTCATGGGCGACTATTAACATTGATGATGAAATTATCATTAGTAGTTCAGAGCCTTCTAGCCCTATTCAAGGTCAGGTATGGTACGACACTACTTTAGACCTTCTAAAGGCATATGATGGTACAAACTGGAATAAGGTTTCTCCAGTAATTCCCACTATTTCCGCCATTAGCGGAATTGTTTATACTGGGGTATCTGGATCTATTTCGTTAACAGGCACAGGATTTCTAGGCCAATCATGCACCGTTACTTTTTCGGCTTCTGGGATTACTTCTCAGAATGTATCGGTCACGGCTTCAAGTGACACATCAATAACAGGCATTTCAGTTCCCTCGGCTGTATATAATTTAACAGGCGGAACTCAAGTAAATGTTACCGTCACCAACGCCGATAACGGCCAATCTCCGTCAAGCAACTTTACTATTAGTCAGGTGCCTACTGGGGGAACTGTAACCACAACTGGTAGTTACCGTGTTCATACTTTTACAAGTTCATCTAATTTTGTAGTTCCTTCAGGTGTTAGTTTATCTAATGTTGAGTACCTAGTTATCGCAGGAGGCGGAGGCGGTGGAGGATCTTACAATGGTGCGGGCGGTGGTGCAGGTGGCTACCGTACATCTGTCGTAGGGCAAACTTCTGGAGGCAACTCTAGCGCAGAATCAAGAATAAGTCTTTCTCCGGGCACTTACACCGTAACTATAGGCTCTGGTGGAGCGGGAGGGGATAGTAGTAACTCATCTCCATCATCGGGGGGCTCAAGCGGAAGCAATAGTGTATTTGGATCAATTACCTCCATTGGAGGTGGCGCGGGTCAAGGTAATGGGCGAACAATCAATAGCGGGAGTTCTCAATCAGGGGGTTCCGGAGGAGGAGGATCTGACAGTGGTTCAGGTGCTTCAGGAACCGCTGGTCAAGGTACGGCTGGAGGTAGTTCAAACGCAGGAGATTCCGGTGCAGGAGGCGGCGGTGCGGGCCAAGTAGGTGCTAACACTAGTGGTTCTCGTACTGGAGGTGATGGAGGCAATGGCCTCAGTAGTAACATTACAGGAACAACTACAACTCGTGGCGGCGGTGGCGGTGGCTCATCTCGTGATACTGGTACTGTAGGCGCAGGGGGTTCTGGCGGCGGCGGCCGTGGTTCTGGTAACGGAACTGCCCCATTAGACGGTACTGCTAATACTGGCGGCGGCGGTGGTGGTGGAACCAACTATAATGGCTCTCCTCAATATGGTAAAAATGGCGGCTCCGGGATCGTCATTGTCAGGTATCAATTATAAGGAGGACAACATGGCAAATTACGCAAAAGTAAAAAACGGTGTTGTTACTCAAGTTATCGTAGCTGAAGCTGAGTTTTTTGACACGTTTGTAGATATTGAACCGGGAGAATGGGTTCAGACATCCTATAATACTCGCGGGGGTGTTCA